AAATGGAAGATGTCAAATTTGAAGGTAGTAAGATAGGCAAAGGCGAATTGCAAAAGCAGATGATGGACATCACTGAAGCAAATCGCAAAGCAGGCCTGGAAGCAAGTCGTGCATTTGCAGCCGCATTTGAAGAAGGTGGTGATGGTCTAACTCCAGAACGAGCAAAGCAACTACAAGACGGCTTGGATGCAATTGCCAAAGGTTACAAAGACATTAATGACCAACAGTTAAAGAATTTAGAAACAAGTAGATCATTCTCTGCAGGTTGGAATGAAGCATTTGCCAGTTACAAAGATGACGCATTCAATGCTGCCATGGAAGCCAAAACATACTTTGACACATTCAGCAAAGGGTTTGAAGATGTGTTTGTTAAGATGGTTCAAACAGGCAAACTAAGTTTCAAAGACTTGGCCAATACAATGATTGCTGAATTTGCTAGAATTGAAAGTAGAAAACTATTCGCTGGTTTATTTGGAGGTGCATCAGGTGGCGGCTTGTTCAGTGGTTTTGCTAAAATGCTGGGATTTGCCAATGGTGGTGTTCCTCCAATTGGTGTTCCAAGTATTGTAGGCGAGCGTGGTCCAGAGTTATTTGTTCCTCGCAGTGCTGGCACTATTGTACCCAACAACCAACTAGGCATGGGTACCAATGTTACCTACAACATTAATGCAGTTGATGCATCTAGTTTCCGTCAATTATTGGCAAGAGATCCAGAGTTCTTATATGCCGTCACAGAAAAAGGCCGCAGTGCCATACCATCAGGTCGTAGATAAGGAATAACATTATGAGTTTTGCCCCTCAATGGATCTTTGATAATGCTGAAACAATGAGCATCAATAAAGGACCAATAATCAGTCAAACAATCACAAGAGATCAAAGCGTTCGTGCAGTAAGTCGCGGAGGTGCTGTTTGGAGATTTACAATTAAATTACCAGATGGCTTTAAGTACAGCGACATTCGTTGGCGTATCAACGAAATGGATCTCAACATGAAAACTTCAACCTCAACGATACAATTATCTAACACAGGTTATGAATACATTGTTGCGTATAGAGGTGATTTGAATTCATCACAACGCAGTGCATTGACAATGAAGTATACAAGTGCAATGGCCGCAGTAGACACAACTAAGTTTGAAGTTGGTGGATTACCTGCACTAGGCAGTGGTATAACAAGTTCAACTGCTATCTTCCGTATTGGTGACATTATACAAAAAGCAGGCAGCAAGTATGTTTACACTGTAAACACAGATGTACTAAGAGGCAGTGGATCAACTGTTGAAGTTCCAGTGCATAGAACAATTCTTGACACGCCCAGTGCTACTGCCACTGCTATCAACATTGGTGCAGCCTGTACATTTACAGTTATTTGTACACAAATGCCCAGTTGGAAGATTGTTCCCCGTGATAGAGTTCAATGGGATGGTGAATTTCAATTCTACGAGAGTTTATTATGAGCCAAGTAATTGACCTAAGTAGTTACACTAACATACAACAAGCATTGTTTGTTTACATCAATGTACCTGATTATGGACCATTGCGTATGAGCACATATGATGTGCCTATCTCCATTACGGAAGATGACGGACAAAGTTACACATACAGTCCCAATGGAATATTGTTAACAGTCAGCGAATTCAATAACGAACTTAAACCCAGCAAAAATGATGTAACAATCAGTCTTGCTGCCATTGACCAAGCATTTGTTGCAGGCATGATGAACTACGCACTCAAAGGCAGTGAAGTAGTTATTCGCAGAGCATTCTTTAATACACAAACTGGTGTACTGTTAAACATTGCCGGCAATCCAAGCAGACGCTTTAGTGGCATTATTGCCAATTATAGTTTCAATGATGAATTCAATGAACTAAGTCAAACAACTACAACAACCATCAGTGTTAGTTGCAGTAGCATTGTCAGTGTGTTTGAACAAAAGATTGTTGGACAAGAAACAAATAGCAGTCAAAGACAATATTTGTATCCTGGTGATTTAAGTTTCAATAGAGTTGCTACAATAGCAAACACAAACTTTGATTTTGGAAAGCCTGTATGATTAGACCAGCAAGGACTGCGGACTTAGAACAGGTTTTGAATCTGTTAAAAGCCTTTGCCGCAGAATCTTTGATAAATTATAGTGAATGGACAGAAGAAGATTTAAGAAACGCAAAGAAAGTATTGTTGGATCTCATTGTTAATCAATATTTGATGGTTGCAGAGAAAGACAATAAGTTAGTTGGAATGATAGGTGCACAGCGAGAACCTGATCCGTGGATTAAGAGTCGCAAACGACTAAGAGAATTATTTTGGTGGGTTGACCCAGACTATCGTCGCAGTAGAATAAGTGCTGAATTATTTGTAAAATGGCAACAAGACTGCGAAAGAATGTTAAAAGACAAGATTGTGGACCAAGCAAGTCTTTCAACTCAACCTGGAAGAAGCGATATCAGTTTAGATAGTCGTGGATGGATTTGTGTGGAACAGCATTGGATTAAAGGATAACATATGGCCAGTTTTTTATCAACAGCAATTTCTGCTATCAGCGGCAGTGGCATTGGTAGTGCAATAGTAAGACTACTGATTGCCAGAGGAATTAGCAGTCTCATTAACAAAAGTACTGGCAGTGATAACGATACCAGTTCACCAAGTCAAACTGACCAAGGTGTAAGACTACAATTACAACCAAATACAACAAACCCAATTCCATTATTGTATGGCAGTGCGTATTATGGTGGTAACATCACAGATGTACAACTAGCAGACAGTAACAAAACATTGTGGGTCTGTCTAACACTCAGCGAAGTTGAAACATCAACAAGATTAAGTGGCGGTGCAATTACCACAGCCTTTGATGAGATTTATTTAGACAATCAACTTATTACATTCAAGGCAGATGGTATCACTGTTGACCATGTAACTAATTTGGATGGCACAGTTGATACAAGTCCACAAGACCTAGTAAAAGTTTACTGCTACAGCAATGGCAGTGCTAATCCTGTTATGCCCGCAGGTTATAGTGGAACATTGCCAGGCAATGCACAGACATTGATGCCTGGTTGGGGCAATGACCACCCAATGACAAATCTAACATTTGCTTTGGTTAAAATTACTTACAACAGAGACAAAGGAATCACTGGCATTCCTGATATGAAGTTCAAAATCTCCAACAACTTGTACAAGCCAGGAGATGCCATTTACAGTTATTTGACCAACGACATTTCAGGTGCAGGTCTAACGGATGATGAAATTGATTTAACAAGTTTAACTGCACTTAACACTTATGCAGATGAAGCAATCAATTACTTAGATGAAAGCGACAACACAGTAAAATCATTGGCTGATAGATATCAAATCAATGGTATTATTAATCCAGAAAAAACTGTAATGTCTAACTTGCAAGAGTTGGCCAACAGTGTAGGTTGTTTTATCAAATATGACATTGCCACAGGTAAGTGGGGTGTTCGTATTAATCGTGATGCCAATCCTGTAGCAACATTTAACGACAGCAATATTATCAGTGGTATTGACCTAACTGGTACAAGTCTTGACAGTATGTACAATGCAGTGGAGATTGAATTCCCACACAGACAACTGCAAGACAAGACAGACACTATTCGCATTGACTTGCCAGAAGAATATCGTAATGCCAATGAGCCAGACAATGTACTATCATTTAGATTAAGCATGTTGAATGAGCCATTGCAGGCAAGAGAGATTGGTTATTTAGAATTATATCAAAACAGAATGGATCAAGTGGTAACATTTACCACAGACTACAGTAAGATTAATATTGAGGCTGGCGATGTAATTCAAATCACTAACACAGTTTACAATTGGACCAATCAACCATTTAGAGTTGTTCGTGTCAAAGAGATTGAAACGGAACAGGGTGGACTTGCTGTTGAAATTACAGCACAAGAATACGATGCTACAATGTACACGGCAGGTGGACAGCCACGCAGACCACGAGTACCCAGTGTACCAGGAACAAACCCAAGTATTGGTGTTATTGGCACACCTAATGCTCCAACAACTACTACAGCCAACAATAACAGACTGCCCAGCATTTTAATATCAGGTGCTGTTCCTAGTGTTGGTATTGTAGATAGGTTTGAATTTTGGTACAGCACAGACAACTGGACCACTACTGTGTTCTTAAACACAACCAAAAACAGTAATGGTAGTCCATTCACTGGTGGAACAGCATTGAGTTTTAGAGCCAGCAACTTACCTGCAGGTTCATACAAGTTTAAAGTTCGTGCTGGTAATGATGGCGGCTTCAGTGCTTACAGTGATACTAGTACAGAAGTTGTATGGGATCCAGTACAAACAACAGACGAAACAAACCAAAACACAACATTTAATTCTACTGACAGTGGATTGAGTAGTTTACTTGGTCCATTGAGCATGGGTGCTATTGCTTACTTTGCTTACAAAGCATTGTATCCAGAACTAGTAGCACAATTAGGTGGCACACAATTAGGTAAATTGCTGGGCATTGAAGATCCAACAGAAGCACTGGCCAAAGCCGCACAACTAGAACAAACAAGTACTGCATTTAGACATGTCTTGGTTGAAGGTGTCAATATTGAATCAATGACCAGTGATGAAACATTGATCTTCTTGGCAGGCGATGGCATTGAATTTCAAGCCAATGCAAACACAGGTGAAATTACAATTAATGCACTTGGTGCTGATGGATCAGTTTCATTTAGAAAGATTACCGCAGGTGATGCTGAGATCCTAGCAACAGACACTAACAATGAATTTTCTGTTATTGGTGGTACAGGTATTCAAATTGATGGCAATGCCGCAGTAGGCAGTATTAAAATTAGTGCAACCAATTTAACAGG